TGAATATATTCTATCCCCTTGTCCACCTTTGTTAACTGTTCCTACTTGTATAGATTTTACTAAAACTTTAGGCTCCCGATGCCCACCCTGCATTGTTGTCAAGGTAGGAGACTTTCCATCAGGGTGATAAACTCTTTTGATTGAATCATTACCTTTTAAGTCAGCGTCTCCTACATGACATAGTCCATCTTTACTGAATATAAGTTGTCGTCTGTGTTTCTCAAAGTATGATTTAAGATTGCCACCTTTAAAGTAATTAGCGTCAAGGCAATGTGACTTAGTTCTATCAGTCACTCCATCTTCTATAATGTCTTTCAATACAATACCTAAATCATTAGGCTGCGTTACGTTAGGGATGTTAGTCCAATATAATCTAACTCTGTTCTGTGCGGACAGTAGTGAACTATTTATCATGATAGGTTCTACACCTAAATCTTTAGTGATGATTGCTTGAAATTCTTTCTTCATCCTTACGTTTTCTAGTAAGAAGTATTTGGGTTTAGTCTCTTTAAGTAATCTCACAAACTCAAAATACAATGCACTACGAGGGTCTTTGAAGTTCAACTGCTTACCTGCAAATGAAAATCCTTGACAAGGTGAGCCCCCTATCATAAGGTCTATCTTATCTAACTTTGTGCCATCGACTTGAGTTACATCCCCTATGTGTAATATATTAGGGTAGTTTTTCTTGGCTATTGTCATAGCATACTTATCTATCTCCGAAGCATAGTATTTATCTACCTCTACTCCTAGCTTATCTAATGCTATCTGACCACAACTCATTCCATCAAATAGACTTAACACGTTTATCTTAGCAGTCTCCATAGTTTTTAGCGTACGCTCCCTCACAAGTTATCGGACAGTCTTTAGCCCAGTCTGGCGGTTTAGACATTTCTTCCATTATATAATTTAAAGCTTCATCCTTTTCTTTCTCAGGAGCTATACATACAATAGCGTCATGTACCGTTAACACAGGTCTATATTTGTGGCTGATAGCGACCATCTGCTCACCAATAATGATGCGAGCCAATGCTTGAACCACATTCTCAACTATTGAACCTCCCCATGTACCTACCTTACCTCTCCTACTGTTATACACATATCCCCCTCTTAATTCAGAAGTGTCCCACTCTAGCTCAGGGTAGTATATGTATAACCCATTAGGTAACTTCAATCCTTCAGGGGTAACTACTACTGCTTTTTTTTGCCCTATATAGTATTCAGGTTTATCTTTAGGCCATGACGCAATGTCTGACAAAGCACCATCACAATCTCGCCATAGCTCAACTACCTTATCGTTTAACTCTCTGTATAAATTAACTAGTCGTTGGCATTCAGTCTTGATAATTCTGCACCTCCAAGTTTCAATACGTTCTGCAGCTTCATTGCCCCTGTGCCATACCCTAATCCGAGAATACAAGTCTTACCAACAAATCTTTCTATCTTGTCTGCTTTAGTTAGCTTACGGTTGTATACCTTACTTGCAAACTCTAGGTAAACATCTCGCCCCTCCCGAAACCATTGGGTTACATCCTCCTGTCCTGCTAACCAAACCAATACTCGTGCCTCTATCTGTGAACTATCTACATTCATAATAACGCTATCTTCTGGTGGGATCAAAGCTTGCTTCAACGCTTTCTTCTTTGCATCTCTTGATGGTAAGTTTTGGAAGTTAACCTTATCTGAACCTGACCATCTACCTGTATGTGCGCCATAGTATTTAAGGGGGATAGGTAGTAGTCCTTTATTCCTAGCACCAATGTTTATGAAACGTTCTATTCTTGATTCTTCTATAGTAGATTTTGTACCAAGACGCACGGCACAAAGGTCTTGAATGAAAGGGTCTTCATGTTGTTGTAAGTCTATAAATCCCTCATCTGTTTTAGCTAAAGCATAGGTTTGTTTACCTGTCACAGGAGATTCTTTTAAAGGTGCTTGGACTCCTAATTCTTCTAACAAGTCAGCAAACTGATTGTTGCTTGCTAACTTCTTCCTAACCTCTTCCTCACTATCACATTTAAGTTTGGCTTTTAACCCTGATAGTAACCCCTCTTTCTCTTTCTTTACTTCATCAAGTCTCTCCATTAGTAATGCGTCATCAACATGAATGAGTGGTTGTGTAAACATTCTTATGGTTAAATCTATAAGCTTGAGTTCGCTGGGAGGGAAGTCTTTTATGATTATATTAAATAAACTATAAGTTAGTTCTGTATCGTTCTTACAATACTCACCATACTGACGTAGCTGATGTTCAGGAAAGTCCTCAAGCCTCAGTCCTTTAGCGTCAACTACTTCTGTTCCTTTTTGTCCTAAATTATATCTCTCGGCTAATGCTTTAAGTGAACCTCCTGCATTAGTACCATGTAATGCTCTCGCTATACAAAGCGTATCAAAGTAGACTTTAGGTGTAATGTTAAATACCCAAGATAGGATTGCCCCATCAAACATCATGTTGTGACACACTAACGCAGTTCGATCCCACTCAATAGTGTTTAGCACATCTTGTAGTTCCTCTCGTGTTCCTGTATACCATTTAGTCTTACCATCATTAATTTTTATGGATATACCTATCACTTGAAACATAGGAGATTTTATATATTCTTCGGTAGTTAAACGATTAAGCCCATAGCCTGTATCGTAAAACGTCTCAAAGTCAAGCGTTATTAGATTCAAGTTTTCCCTTTCGCTTTAAATTCTTCTTCAATTTCTTTAATTCTGTTGTACTCACACATATATTTTTTATCAGCAATACATGTATTACAAATAGGAAGAATGTCTTCAAGATACTCGTGATTTAAATTCTTCTCTTTACATATCTTTTCTAAATTAGCTTTTATATTTTTCTTCGGCATTATGACATCACAACACCAACAAACACCATGAGTTACAAGATGTTCTACTTCAGGGATTGTCCAATTAAACAAATCGTAGTCTGAAAAATCATCATATTTTTTACCCTCCACATATGAATAATCTAAAGCGTCATATATTGTAATTTCTATGTTATCGTATGTTGTGTACAAAGAAGAATTATCTTTCTTTTTAAATCCATAGTAATATAACCCCCTGTCGGTATCTATATTTTTCTTTAGGTCTTCTTCAGTGATACTATCAATTATTTTATTTAATTCTTTTTTTGTTTCTTGTAAAGCTTCTGTTAAGTTTTCTGCTTTTACCGTTATTAACTCTTTACTTAATTCAATCCATATATCATAAACTTTTTCCATTATTTTTCCTCTCTTTTAAACAAAATCCTTTTATGTTCATCACACCCATATCTGATTCTATTGAGCAGTACCATTTGCCCCCATGATTGATCTTTGCGTCACCTCCGCAATGACAACAGATTGCAGGCCCAATTCGTTTATCTTCTTTAATTATGGTCATAACTTATTCGCATATTTTGTATGTTCGTCGCGACACTCAATGCTACACCACCTACGATTGTCTTTTACTTTTGTTTCACACCATATACAACGACCTGTATTATTATCAGGCACTTCAGTATCTACATTAGATAATGTTGCTTCGAGCATAAGCCGAGATTCTTTATCAGCATTATCTAAATCATCACTCATACCATATGCCCTTTTGTCCACGGACTTTTTCTCATTCTTTGTTTAGTAGTAATAGGTTCAGGTAGAACAACTCCCCACCTTTCTAATACTGAAATAGCTACCCCTGCATAAACTGCTACTTTGTTTCTTGTAGTGTTAGGTTTCCTTTCCATATATTCATTAGCTCTTTCTATAATCTTTTTCTTTTCTTCTTCGGTATATGCCACTTTCACTTACTTTCCTTTCGTTTTAAATTAAACAGGGTTCACAGGTTTTAACTGCAATATCATAATCACTCATTTTTTGTAGCTTGGTTCTTTTTTCTACAATTTTTTTCATAGTAAACTCAGGCTTATCTCTTATAAAATACTCGGCCTCTAATTTGCTATGAAAACGTCTAATAGATTCTGCGTCACTATCATAAACTATATACAACATTTTAACTATCCTCCTTACTTAAGTATTAAGAACTGGTTATGCGTGTATCATTAATCTTCGCAATTACCTCCAACACAAAACTTACCATTTAATATTTCGTTAGCTAAATCATTACTTACTACCTTACGTTCAGCGTCATCAATGTGTTTTTCTAACCTTTGTATGTCATCACTTTTTAAGAGTATATTAATCTCATCAACAATAGCTTGTGCGTCATCAACATGAGTATCACCTATACTATGACGGTTAAGTAACTCTATGTGGGCTTGTAATAAACTCTTAACTCTTTTAAATAAATCTGTACTCATTTCTTACCCTCCTTTTCAATTCGTTTGTTAGCATACCATATCATTTTCTGTAAATCTTGCTTTAAGTTATTTTTATGTTTACATCTAAGTAGATATTTCCCGCATTGCCATAGTAATGGGTCATCAGAGAAAAACTCCTCTAGTATCTCTATTGTTTCCCATTTGTGATTTGTGTAATGCGGAGGGTGGTTGACTAAATCTTTCTTTGTCGAAGCGTTTCGACTTTTTTTCTTCGGGGGCAAATCTATAATTGTTATAGCCATAATTCCTCTCTAATAGTTTTTGGTAATAAACAACTCTAACATATCAATATTTGACTCGTCAATAACTAACGACTGTCCTTTGGCTTCACTAATATTATTGAGATGTTTCTCTTGTAGGGCAGTCGGTCTGTTACCACCACTCTTACACTCTATTCCTATAAACCTGCCGCGGTAACATGCCAATATATCAGGCACTCCACTAGCACCATAACCCCCTGTTGCAGGCATACAATAATAACAGTCTAATTTTTTTAATATCTTTTTAACTTTCTCTTTAACTTTCTTCTCGTTTGCCACTTTCTATTTCCTTTAATTGTTTATCAGTCATCACTATCACATAAGTATTGGCATGAACTCTCCACCCTATGTCTTTAAAATCAGACTCACCATCATCTAAAAACTGGTGACGCACGTAG